CTTGCGCTCTTCAGCGCTCATTTTCTCGTTTTTTGCCTTGCCGCCACGCGCGCGGCCAGTTATTTCTTTAGTCATATTTATTCCTTGCTTTCGCATCTATGCACGTATAATGCGCGCTTTGTGATGTAAAGCAAATAATGTGCCAATTCATTCCCCGCCCCTGCGCGGGGTTTTTCTTGTCCGAAGATTTGACCGGAACGCGCCGCCGCTCCCCGTAAACCCCGCACAAAGCCCGCAACTGCGCGGGTTTCAGGATTTGACGAAGATTTGACTGCCCGTGAGGCGGTTTTTTTCGTTATCCACGCATGCTTGCTACGCCGCGCCGTAGCAAAACCTAAAGAATTTACCCTTTCAAAAATAATGTGTTAAGAAAATATTTTAGGTTCTCCTAAAGTTCCTCTTGCATCCGACTTTAGGTTTTCCTAAAATACCCCCATCGAAACGAACAACGCCCCACGGGGCGGGGAGAACAAGATGGGACAACAAAGAATCACCTTAGCCGACATCATCGCGGTAGCCGACCGCCTCGGCATCTACGACAACATCCACCGCTACAGCGACCACAGCGCCGAGTTGTGGTGCGACGGTAGCGAAAACCGCCGCGTTACCTTCACCTTCGATGGTCCGGTGATGACCATTGAGCGCACGGACATGCGCCCGGTCATCCTCGACGCCTTCCCCGACGACGGGGAAACCCCGGAAGAAGGCGCGGAATTCATCCTGCGGGAGTACACCCGCTGCCACCTGCAATTCCCGGAAGACGTTTGCTATGCAATCGGGGGATGGGTATGGGAGCCGCCGAAATGCTACGCCTGAAGAACATCCTCACCGCACTGGCGCTTGCCGCCGCTGGTTTCCTCTTCTTCGATGCTGCCTTGGATGCGGCGGTGTGGGAAGTAGACCACGCCCCGCGCCTTACCCCCGAACAGATCAGGGCGGAATGTGCCGCCCACTACACCCCCGCCTGTGCGGGGAAAAGGAGACACCCATGAACCAAACTGAAGCCGTCATTGCTCGCCTGCAATGCAAGAAAGCCAGCGACAGCCGCCGCCTGCGCCTCTTCACATCAGGCCGCTGCTGGCGCGAATACAGCCACATCCACCGCATGAAGCAAAGCCAGCACCTCTACCACAGCAGCAAAAGGGGTGCAGCGTGAGCATCCCCTACACCCGTGAAGTCGCAGAACTGGTCGCGCTGTTCTCGCCGACAGCGGCGCAGGCAGCGCACATCGCCACAGAGCTGACCCCCACTGGTTCTGTGGTGCGAGTACAAATGCGGGGGCGGATATTTGACATATCCATGACAAAAGCCAACCCCAAGCCATACGGCTACAACATGGACGGTGGCACCTCAAAAGTATTCGCCGACTTCGGCGAAATGAAAGAGGCCATCCGCGCAGAAGCGGAGACCATTATCGAAGGAGCAGAACAATGATCACCCGCAAATACGACCGCGACATTGAAACCCTGCGCGAGCATTTCCCCAATGCCACCTGCTTCACGGCGCAATATCACGACACCCACGCAAACGCGACCATCACTCACGGCACCGACTGTATCGGCATCTCGATGGTCGGATATGACAACGGCAGAACAGGTTACCTCCTGAACGGAGATATGAAATTAGACACCCTCGCCGAACTGCTCACCTATCTGGATGGAGGGAAGGCCGCATGAACTACGACGCCCAGACCATCCGCGACGCCATCGACATGGAAGACGACCCACAAGCGCGCGCTGCTTTGCGCCTTGCCCTGAAACACATCGAAACCGATGAGGAATAAGCCATGTCATTACCCGTATCCCCGGAACTCATCCGCGACGTTGCCAACATCGCGGGCATGACCGATGCCAACGAGTGCGCTGCCGTGCTGGCGAACAGCATCATCCCGAGCGGCGCCAAGCCTGCCGAAATCGTGGCATTCCTTGCCATCGCCAAGCAGTACAACCTCAATCCCATCACCAAAGAAATCTACGCCTTTGCCAATCGTGGCGGGGTACAGCCCATCGTGTCAATCGATGGCTGGATCAAAATCATCAACAGCCACCCGCAGTTCAACGGCATGGAGTTTGACGACCACCTCGATGCCAACGGTGCATTGCAGTCCGTCACCTGCCGCATTTACCGCAAAGACCGCGAGCACGTGGTCGAGGTGACAGAGTACATGAACGAATGCCGCCGTAGCACCGAACCGTGGAAACAGTGGCCGTCGCGGATGCTGCGCCACAAGGCAACCATTCAGGCCGCGCGCTATGCCTTCGGCTTTTCCGGCATCGTTGACCCCGACGAAGCCGAGCGCAACGTACAGACTGGCGGCGCGGCGGAAGTCGTGGCGAGTGACGAACAAGTGGCTGCCATCCTCGCCCTCGCAAGTGAAACCGGCACCGAGCCGAGCAAAATAGCCCAGGCTTACCGAGCCGCTGATGTGTACTCACTCAGCGCCAACGATGCCGACAAAGCATTGGCACAACTGCAACGCAAAAAAGCGCGGCTGGAAGCGGAAGTGTACGCCGCAGAAAACCCGCCGCCGTCACGCGCCAAAGAAAGTGACGATGACGAGATTCCGGTGTAAGCCATGAACGGATTGATACTACTCAACTGCGAACAAGGCAGCGAGGCGTGGCACCAAGCCCGCCTCGGTATCCCGACGGCCAGCCAGTTTGACCGCATCGTTACCGCGAGTGGAACAGCGAGCAAACAGGCGACCGGATACCTCGCGGAACTCCTGGCCGAACACATCACCGGCCAAGCCGGAGACAGCTATCAGAGCGCGGACATGCAGCGCGGCGTAGAACTCGAACCCGCCGCCCGCGCCTGCTACGAACTTGAAACCGGGCACGACGTCGAACAAGTCGGCGGCGTGTACCTCGACGACAGCAAAACCATCATGGCCTCGCCGGATGGATTGATAGCAGGCATGGCGCGCGGCCTGGAAATCAAATGCCCACGCCTGGCCACCCACATCCGCTACATCCTCGAAGACGCGCTGCCGACGCAGTACACCCTGCAAGTCCAGGGCGGCATGTGGGTGACGGGCTACGACGAATGGGATTTTGTCAGCTACTGCCCGGAGTACTCCGCGCAGCCGATATACATCAAGACCATCAAGCGCAACACCGCCCTGATTGCGCAAATGGACAAACACATCCGTGCCTTTTCGGCGCGATTGGAAAACCTGAAAGGAGAAAAACAATGGCAGGCGTAAACAAGGCAATCATCATTGGTCGCCTCGGCAACGACCCGGAAATGCGCTACATGCCCAACGGCGAACCGGTGGCGAACCTCTCCATTGCCGAACTGAACAAGGAGAAGGAATAAATGGCAGCCAAAGAACCGCCTTTCAAAAGATTATACAGGAATTATATCGAAGACAAAAATGGTTGTTGGGTATGGCAAGGGACAACTGGCGGAACAAACAATTATGGACAAATAAAGTGTTTTGGCAAATGGGTTTCCGTACACAGATTAAGCTATGAATTATATTACGGAGAAATACCAGAAGGCCTTTTTGTCTGCCATAGATGCGATAATCCATTATGCATAAATCCTGACCATCTCTTTTGCGGGACACCGAAAGACAATATTCAGGACATGATAAACAAAGGGAGAAGGAAGCAGGGGAAACCTAACCCACGCAGAGGAATTGATAACAGCCAATCCACACCCGTCATGGTCATGGGCAAAAAATATGGTTCTATCAACGAGGCAGAAAGAGAACTTGGACTGGGAAATGGAAGCGTAAAATATTGGATAAAAACCAATAATCCAAAAGCAAAGAAACTTACACGAGAGGAATACTTGAATGGCAGTAAATAAATGCATCTTCATAGGAAGACTTACCGATGACCCTTCTGTTAGATATATGCCTAATGGAGACCCGGTAGCCAATTTCTCAATCGCAGTAAACGAGAAATACAAAGACAAGAGTGGAGAGCAACGGGAGAAAACAGAATACCTCCGCATCGTTGCCTACCGCCGCACCGCCGAAATCATCGGCCAGTACACGCGCAAGGGCTCAAAACTCTATGTAGAGGGCAAGCTGCAAACGCGCAAATGGACGGACAACAACGGCGTGGACAGATACACCACCGAAATCATCGCCGACAGCGTGCAACTACTCGACAGCAGGGGCGACGGCAACCGTGGTCATGATGACCACAGTTCACGCGGTGGGCAAGGCCATCAGCAGCCACAACAGAACAACGCGCCGCAATACAACCCGCCAGCGCAGGACGACTTCGACGATCCAACGATTCCGTTTTGAACCAAATACCCCGAAAACGGGGGAATTAAAACCCAACCGTCACCATTATCGTGACGGTTGCCCAAAACCTACAACCGGAGCGTGACGGGGCAACCCGCCGCAAAAAAAATGACAGAAAAAACAGAGTACGAAAAAGCCTACGACCGCATCCAAGAGAACGCGCAGCGGGTGGACATCATCGCCGAGCGCGAAGCCTTTGAGGCATGGCAGAAACAATGCGGCCTGCTACCCATAGACCAGCGCCACCATGACGAAAAGACCGGCTACCGGGACACCATCACCGGGCGCAATCTCGACCGCTGGGATGCGTGGCTGGCGCGGGCGGTGGCAGGGAAAACCGACGGGGAATAACTCACACCTTAAGTTGAAAGAACGGACAAGCGGTGAGTGTCCGCAATAACCGCCGCAGCATCGGGCGAGGGTATTCTTGGTTCTCCACATGTGGTGCTTCTTTTCTCCCGCGCTGACGATGCCGACTAGCCGCCGTAAGCGGCTCCCGAATAACAGGAGCAAATAATGAAACAAACAGACATCATTAAAAATATTGAAAACTGGTTCCGCACAGCAGTTCCTTCACCTGGAATCTTCGACCAGAATGTGCAGGCAAGCTGCATTATAGAAGAAACAATGGAATTTGTTTCACATCTTGGATATGACAACGATAAAACATCCCTATATAGCCTAAAGAACCA